TTAAAATAAAGTTAGTTGCTTCTGTTCCTCATATTCCAAATCACTTTGCTTTATATATGTTTCAAGCTCTTCCGCTGTATCAAATGTCTTTTTCACACCTTGCCAACCTGGCACGATATGACCGTGAAAGTAATAAGTGCCATTTACTACATGGATATGTGCCACTCGTTCGTTATCCTGATACAGATATCTCTTAGAGCCGAAAAAATGTTTTAAGTATTCTTTACGTCCGCTATCTGTCATGGTCATCACTCCCACAAGTCAAATACTCTATCGACGTAAAACTTCGCCTTTGCTAAATCCTCATGACCATTCTTTAACGGTGCTCTAGACAAGTATTTAATTGCATTACCTATTGCGAATGCTAATTGTGGTGGGTACTGTGCCGTAACTTGTTCGATGAAGTCTATAATTTCAATGTCGCCGTATGTGTAGTGCGCTGGTTGCTTAACATTGTCTTGCGCTTCGTTCATATCTACTTTTCTGTTACTGATTACGCTCATTATGCTTCACTCCATTTCTTGAACATTTGGTTATAAGTGACATCGAACCAGTACGGATCACGTGAATGTTTCTGTGGCGTTCCATCATAAAGCCATGGTCTCAATCTTCTCTTTCTTTCTTCTTCATATTCCGCTCTCACATTTCGTTGGTATAGGTTCAAAATCGCTTTTTTTCTGATTTTTTCTCTCTCTTTTTCTTCATCTTTTATTTGACTCTGCATATATTCAACTTCATCTTTAGATTTTGAGTCTTTTCTTCCACACAATAATTCATCGCCGCGCATTTTATGTTTGTATCTATATCTAAGAAGTTCTGGAGATATGTGATATTTTTCTGAAACTTCTCTCAATGTCATTAGTTTTCCTTTGATACGCACTCTTATAACTTTTCTTCTAGCCATCATTCCACCTCTAAATCTAAAACCTTAATATTTATAACGTTATATTTTAATAGTTCACCTGGATTATTAAATAAATAGTCCGCCAAATTTTCTTTTTCTTTATCAATCTGATTGTAATTAACACTTTCGACTTCTGTAGGAATTCTAATGTCAACAGAAGCATTGATATAAGCTTGATGTTGCATGCAATCACACTCCTAATCCTTCATATAAAACGGAGAAGTAAACCCGTCACTATTCAAATTCAATCCTTTTGCCCAATCAACAGGCTTATTCATGATAGTTTCGATTTCCTTAAGTCCATTTGAACCTCTAGGTATTTCTACAATTACTTCATCATGGACATGGCCAACTATTTTAAAACCTGATGCTTCAAGCCTTGCTATAGAAATCGCAAGTAAATCCCTTGCAGTTGCTTGAACAATATTCTCGACTAACTTCCCACCATACGTTTTTAACTTTGACCATTTACGGTTAAGATCTAACCCCATAAATTCAATAACTTGACTACCCCAACTATTTTCACCAACTAAAGCTTTTGGATAAGCTAAAGCTCTTCCACTAGGCAGTTCAATCATTAGAAAACCTTTTTTCATATAAAATCTAAGTCCATGTGTATGATGCGTCTTTCGGGATTTTACAGTATTAATTGCAGCCTCTTGGCAAGCCTTCCAAAAATTAACTATGTTAGGATTTGCGTTACGCCAACTATCAACTAAACCTTGTAACTCGTTTTCTTCAATGCCCATTTCCAATGCACCCATTGCTTTTAAAGCTCCAGCGCCACCTTGATAGCCTAAAGCTAATTCGGACACTTTTCCTTTTTGTCTGAGAGGGTCGCCTTTAGTTATGCTTTCTACCGGTACATTAAACATTTGAGAAGCCGATGCTTCATATATCTTTCCGTGTGTGTTGAACACATCTAAACGCCATTGTTCTTTTGCATACCATGCTATGACTCTTGCCTCTATTGCAGAAAAATCACTTACTGCTAGTTCATTACCTTCTTCAGCAGTAAATGTCGTCCTAACTAATTGACTTAATAAGTCTTGAGGATGAACATTGAGTAATAAATCTAAATCGTCAAAACGTTGTTCTTTAATAAGATCTCTTGCTATTTCTAATTCAGTATCTGAAATATAATGCTTTGTTAAATTCTGAAGTTGTACACCTCTACCTGCCCATCTTCCAGTACCGGCACCGTAGAATTGAAACAGACCTCTTACCCGTTCATCACTGCACATCATGTCATGCATTTTGTTGTATTTTTTCACACTGGTTTTAGACATTTGCAATCTAATTTCTAGCATTTTTTTAGCTTTTCCTGTTGCTACTTTTAAGTAATCCTGAACCGTTTTCTTTTGTAAATTAGGTATATCTAATCCTTGTTCATCCTTTAACCAAGCCAATAACTGTGTAGGACTATTAGGATTTTCTAAACCTGTTATATGTTTAGCTTGTTTAAGCAATTCTTCTTTACTCTGCTTATCGAGCACATTAGCTCCTAACATCAATGATTTAGAAAGCTTAATACCTCTGTCGTTTATATGTTGGTCAAAAACCCAATATGCTTGTTCAATTACAGTTACTGGAAAGTCTTTAATTTTATTAGCAATTGTCATTTCTACTTCTACATCTCGAATACAGTAATCTATAAATTGTTGCCATTTTTCAAGATCATGTTCAGGCAAATTTCTTGTTCTTCCTCCATTAACTTTTGTTGGCTTACAAGGTATAGAGAAATAACGAATTAAATTTTTACCTGCTTTATCTTTTTGGTTTTGTAGTCTTAAAACTTCTCCAACTTTATCAAGCGAAGCAGGTAAGCCAATACGCATTGAATTAACCATTGTGCAAATCCATTCTTCAGGTGGCATCTGTTTATTAAAATGTTTAGCAAGACAAGTTCTTTCGAAATTAGCATTGAATGCATACTTTTTTACAGCAGGGTCAAATAGAGCAATTTTAAACGTCTCATAATCAGCGTGGAAAGGCTCATTATCTGCTTTAGTCATGTCAATCGCACTAATCGGTCCACCATCTATTGAATAAGCTATAATTAAGATTTCGAAATCTTCAGCTTCTGTGTATTTATAGACACCACATTTCGAAATATCGTTACTGCTATATGTTTCAATATCTATATTCATAAATTTCAAATTCTTGACACCTCAATTTCTTTAAAATTAAAGTGGGGCTAAAAACCCCACCTATTGACTTATAAGAAATCCTCATCATCAGTGTCTAATTCATCGAAATCATCTTCTGCTGCACTTGCACCGCCAAGAGGTTCGCCTTTTTCTACAAGTTGAATGTTGTTCAATCCAACTGCGATACCCTTATTACCATTTGTGTTGAATGGAAATAAATTGATTGAAGCTCTAATATAGTCACCACTTACAATAGTTCCAGAATCCGTTAATCTAATTTTGTTTTGGTCAATAATACCAGGTGCTTGTTTGCTTGATGCGTTAATAAAATAAGCGTCTTGATAATTCACATCATCTTCTCTTTCAGTATCTCCATCACGTAATGGAAGTTTCAGATTTGCAGGAACTTTGCCTCCAAACTTACTAACTTTTCCTTCTTCTTTAGCAGCTTCTATAGCTTGTTCAATGGCTTTTATCGTACTTGTATCTGATTTAGGAATGATTAAACTGATTGAATACTTTGCTTCTTGCCCTTCTTGCATACTGTGAGGTTCAAAAATATGTGCATATGATGCTCTTACTTTTCCTGTAATCACTTTAGTTTTATTTAATACTTTTGCTTTCATGTTTATATACCGTCCTTTTTAATTTTTATAGTTTGTCAAAATCATCTTCAGCAGATTGCTTTATAGCTGGTCGTTTATCAGACTCGGTAGCAAGTGTTAATTTACCTTGTGGCTTTTCTATAAAGCCTTCTGCAATTTTAGAAAATGCTTTTTTGCCGATTAATTTTTCTAAATTCGTAATGCTAAGTAACTTGGTTTCTGTAATATCTTCAGGTTTATAACCCGCTTCAACTAACTTTTCAAGCGTTGCATTTGTATCAGTTATCATTCTTCGCGAGCGACCTTCTACAAGCTTCCAACCAGGATAGTTTTTATCATTTTCTTTCGCTTGATCTAGTGCATATTTTTCTACTTCATCAGCCCATTTTTTGATGTCAGGCAGTTTATATAAAAGTTCTGCAATCTCTTCATCACTCAACAAATGTGGTGGCTTTTGAGGCACATTTTGCATGTATTCTGCACGTGTTCTACATGAATGCTTTATCTTACAGAATCTACAATGACTACCTGCTTTAAACTCACCTTCACCGTTATAAGCAAGTCTGGCTAATGGTTTAACAAAATCGGTTCCCCATTGAAGTAATCTTGATATTGGTAACTCTTCAGTAGAAAAGTTATCTATTCGTGGTTGTATGATAGTCATGCGAACTGTATGAATGTCATACATTAAACTAAGCAGTTCATATGCGCCCAAGCCATATAATCTAAGTTGAGGATTATCTATAGCTGAAACTTCAATGCCTTTACCGTATTTAAGGTCAATAATTTCAAGTACACCACCTGAAAATATAATGACATCACCAGTGCCAAAAGATTCAGGGACGTATTTACCTAAATCCAATTTTGTTTCAAATAAAGCTATTACATCGTCATCTCTACTCAAAGCCTCGTTATACTTTTCTTCTACATTAGCTACATACTCTTCCACATATTCACGCAATTCTTCACTATAATATTGATTTCGCTTATAATTTTGAAAAGCTTTATTAAACTCAAACTGTGTTAGGCCTTCATATTTAAGACTGAAATATAACTCACTTAACTCATGGGCGAATGTACCTTCTTCAGCAAAAACTGAACTTTTATCTGCAATACCTTCACTTGCTTTAATACTCAGTGGGCAGTTTAGCCATTGTTTCGCTCCACTTGCACTAAGCTTTGCATGAGCTCTATTTGAGTGATCTAGTTTCATGCATTTATTCTCGCATTCATAAAATCAACAATTGTTTCATAATGATCTTCTTCGATAGTAGATAGCTTATCCGCACCAAGTTCGTTAAGTTTATTTCTAAATTCTTTCTTATCAGAAGTGTCTGCTTTTTTAAGGAACTCTTTTCCTACTGATAAAACATAATCTTTAGTTAAATCAGCAGAAGTTACCTTAACTTCTTCAATTGATTCCGGTTGAGCTGTTTCTTCTTTTGACATTGGTGCTTCTTTAACTTTCTCTTGTACTATTGATGAATCTACAGTTGATAGTTCAGTATTTAACACGCGTAAATTCTTATTTAATAGTTTTAATTCTTCAAAAATATCTTCTAATACTGCCATTGATTAACTCCTCCTACCATTTCATGATTAAATTGATTAATTTGTCCTGTTCATCTGTGTTGAATTCAATCCATTCATAAATTGTTTGTTTTAAAATATCTAAAGCTGTGTATAGATCGTTCTCATCAGAAACTAGTAACCCGTCAATTGAATTTCCTTCATGATCTAAAACAACTATTTCGACGCTATACGCTCGTTTCTTAACTCTTAATCGAAAATCAAAGCCATCTACATTAATTATTTTTTGACATACGTCACCCGTTTTGTAATACATTGTTTTAGTCCTCCTTGTCATTATCTATAGCTAGAATTTTTAACGCATTTTGATAACATCAGCGATATCTCGGTAAACAGCTCTACGTTTCAATAAATTAGCAATATCAACAACATTCCCAATCACACAATGTGACGACGGTGTAAAATCTCCGTTGCTAATCCCTACATTTGAAAAAAGTAAAACGTCAAATTCAGTTTCTTCATCGATTTCGCTCGCTAAATCAAACAATTCTGCATTCTTTTCAGCCAATAAATCCCTTAATTCGTCTTGAGTCATGTCTTTATAATTTTTAGTCATGGTTGACTTCCTCCGTTTTTCGTTTTATATTGAACGTAAGTTTATATTTCTAATTACTTTTCTGTTACTTGCTCCAACAAGTAGCAGTTTTTTTATTCTTCATAAAAGTATTCCTTATAAAATATGAATGTCGCTATACTTGCGAACCCTGCAATTGACCATGCAGTAGTGAAGTATAGAAACGGCATAAGTACAATCGCTAAGACTGTGAAGCACAGTACTGCTAATAGGTAGCTTTTATAAATGTTGCTCATTTAATATCCTCCTAATACCATTTTTTATGCTTTCTGATCAAATACTCTTCCAATTTAGAAATATTAATCAGTGTCCCTGTTGCTGAATAATCAATGTATAAATTTTCTACACCTAAATTATCTTTGCGGTAATATTTCAACCAGTTGTATACTGTACTTCTACATACTCCAAACAATTGATGGATTTGTGTAGGTGTTGCGTATAACTTTTTCACAAATTTTTCTTCGCCTCTATATGTGTTTTCTGGTGTTGGTGGTACTATGATTTTTGGCATCTCTATCACTCCTTTCGATAAATGTTAAATTTTGCTATTATTCGCTCTGTATTGAAGTTCTCTATCTAATGCATAGAAGACTTTGTTTATTTCTAAGTAGCTGTAATAACCTTTTTTAATACTTTCTAATATTTCCTTTCTTAGTCGACGTTCATTTTCTGTTAAAGATTCTACTGGCGCGTGATCTCTTCTGAAAACCCTTGGTATGCTGATGTCTAACCCTTCTGATTTTTTGTTCATTTGTTGTTCCTCCTTTTAAGATCTTTGTTTATGTCCATTTGTTACATTACCTAAAAGTTATAAAAAGTTATACGAAGGTCAAAAAATTTAGACCTTTATCTGGTCTACCTCAATATCATATAACTTTGCTAAAGCGTAAACTGTAACATTACTTAAATTAGTGTCATCCTTTTCCCAATGACCAACTGTCTTTGCATTGACGCCCAATATATCTGCTACTTCTTGCTGTTTCAAGTCCCTTACAAGTCTCCATTTTCTTACGGATAATTGTTCCGGCATGTCGTCCACCTCCCTTTCACACGTATAACTTTATATTACTTTGTATTACTTGTCAACAGATAAAGTTATATTTCTTCATAAAAAGTTATAAAAAGTATTGTAAAGTAATGTCAGTTATGGTAAGTTAATATTACATTAAGTAATATTAAAGGAGACAACTATGGAGAATAATAAAGTCAGAAAAATTTTATCTGAAAACCTTCAAGAACTTATGAATGATAAAAATATTGATCAGAGAGAACTTGCTGAAGCTATTGGAGTTTCTCAACCTACAGTCTCCAATTGGATTCAACAAACTAAATATCCACGAATTAAAAGAATTCAACAACTTGCAGATTACTTCAATGTACCGAAATCAAGAATTACTGAATCAAAAAAAGATATACATCAAGAAACAATTGCTGCTCATTTTGATAAGGAGGGATTAACTGAAGAAGAGATTGAAGAAGTAAATAGATTCATTGAATGGGTTAGAAATAGAGACAAATAAAGGGTGTTTATATTGGGATTATACGAAGAACTTTGCATAAATAACGAAAAAATAAAGATAGAAGAAACTGACCAGCTTCCAAATTTCCAACCTGGATGCTATATGAACGGAAAAATTTATATAAGGCGTAATTTATCAGAAATACGTAAAGCAGAAGTGTTATATGAGGAACTTGCCCACCACAAGTTGACGTATGGCAACATTTTAGACCAATCAAAATGGATTAATAGAAAATTTGAAAATTATGCACGTAGACATGGTTTTACTTCAGCTGTACCGCTACATGAAATTGTAGAAGCTCACAACTACGGTGTTCGTAATTTGTACGAGTTGTCAGAGTATCTGCAGTTGAGTGAATCATACATACTAGAAGCTATAGAACAATATAAAAAGATATATGGTATTGGAACTCACTATGGCGAGTATTCTATTACGTTTGAGCCGTTGAGAGTTTTTAAATATAAGGAAATATAAACAAAGGAGAGATACATATGAAAAAAGTAATCGGACTGCTACTAGTAAGTACATTAGCTTTAACAGCTTGTGGTGAAAAAGAAAAACCAAAAAAAGAAGAAAATAAAAAGTCGCAAACACAAAAGCACAAAGATAGTAAAACAAAAAATCATCAAGAAAAACCGAAAAAAGTTGAAGATAAAAATCCACCTATTAATAGCGTACAAAACAATGCAACCAATCAAAGCCAAGCACAAAACAATCAATTTAGTAATCATTCAGACCTGTCTAATAACGCACCTGCAAATATAAATGAAAACGATTCACAAAATACTAATTTAAATGATGAGTATGTCGTTTCGCCTGGCTGGACTAAAGATGAACAGGCTAAAGCTTTTGAAGAGTACAAAAAAGGAAAAGAAGAGGAAGCAAGAGCTGGTGCTAGCGCAGTACCAGGAGCCAATATTAACTAATAAAACAATATAAGAAAGAAGAGCTAATATGGAAACAAATGAAACAATCGATTTAATGAATTATGTGGAATTTCCAAAAAGATACACAGAGGCAAAAGGCAAATTAGTTGCCCAACCAATAACTACTATAAATAGCGCAAGAAGAGTTGAAAATGGCGATATGACTGTTTGCTACATTTTAGATCAAGATGATGATGTAATCGACTTTATCTTTGATAGAGATATAATAACCGTTTTCTTCCCAGAGAACGGAACTGAAACTGATGAATATTTTTGCGAAATTATATTTAACTCAGATGACACATTTACCCTAAAGCGATTATCTAATTACGTTACCATTAAAGATAGAAGCTACCCAATGTCAAAAATAAATGACGTAAACATTACGGGCAAAGTCGTCAGATTATTTAGAGATTTTAAATAAACTTGGCTTTAATTATGATTAAAAGTACCTATATAGCGTGACGAGAAAAAGGATTTAAAAAAAATCAAAAACGCCTACAAGTGTAGACGTTGAATGGTGGTGAGAATTTTATGGCGGATAAAAACAAAAAACAAGAAGCTACTCGTAGTAACCCAATAAACAAAAGTTTTGAAAAGCCGGGTGCCAGCGAAAACTTAAAAAGCACTTTATCAGAAAAAGCTAAGAAAAAAGATTAATATTCATTCATTAAATATAAATCCAATTTAATTTGTTGTTTAAGGTCTACAAGTGTATGTTTAATATACAATTCATCGTTTGACGGTAAATCAGATACTTTGAAATCTTGTCGCTCAACCTCTAGTAAATCGAAATCGCTACCAGCTGAATTATAGGTTTTAAGTTCACCCTCTTCAATGATTCTGTTTTCAAAGTCTTTAATAACTATAAATACTGGTTTACCGTTGTTATTAAACAACTTGTCTCTTTTGTCTAATAAGCTTATACAATCCAAATTCATAAACTTTCTTGTTTCATTAATTAACCAGATAATGAATTTAACAATTAAAGGATTAAATACAAGCACTGTTAAAACAAAAATAATTAGAAACCAAATATTTGCTTTTAGACCTGTAAGCAACTGAAGTAAACTCAAATTTTTTAAATCAACATTATTAAAAATTATAAAAGTATAAAACCATATCAAACATGTTTCAATAGAAAAAATCAATAATACAGGAGTATTGATAATCTTGTTTTTTTCACTAACTAAACCTATCATTGTTAGATATTTATATGGTATGTAACCTAAAACTCCTGTAAGAAGAAGCGCCCCTAGAAATTGAGTCATCTTATCACCTACTTTTTATTTTATTATAACATATTTAGTACCTAGTACTAAATTTTGGGTAGCCCGCCTACCCTTATTATTTTTTGCCAATTTTGAGGAGGGAACGCATGAAAACACGTTGTTACGATGGTAAAAAATGGCAATATGAATTTAAGCATGAAGGAAAAAGATACCGTAAGAAAGGTTTTAGAACAAAGCGTGAAGCTAATTCTGCTGGACTAGACAAGTTAAATGAGTTAAGAAGTGGTTTTAATATAGATAACTATATAACTCTTGCAGAATACTTCGAAAATTGGATTAAAACATATAAACAACCTGTTGTTAAAGAAAATACCTACCGTCATTATAGAAATGCATTACAACATATACAAAAACATAAAATAGGTAAAATGGAGTTATCAAAGATAAATAGACAAGTTTATCAGAAATTCATAAACGACTATTCAAAAGAACACGCAAAAGAAACTATAAGAAAAACAAACGGTGCTATTCGGTCAGCTTTAGATGACGCATTATATGATGGACTTATTTTTAAAAACCCCGCTTATAAAGTTAATTATAAAGCCGGAAAACCTACGAAGTCAGAACAAGAAAAATTCATCTCGGTAACTGAATATGAAATACTAAAAGATCACGTCAGAAAGAAGAGAACTCGTTCATCATTAGCGCTATTCATAATGATTTGTACGGGTTGTCGTGTCAGTGGTGCAAGAAATATAAAGATTGAGCATATCAACCAAGTGAAAAACACTATATTTATTGACGAGCGAAAAACCGATACTTCCCCTAGATATATCAGTATCGCTAAATCTGATATGAAACACATTATGGACGTCATAAGTACATTTGCAATTAGCTATGATGGTTACATTTTCAAAGAAGCCGGATCTATAATTAACCTTCAGGCTATCAATAATGCTTTGAAATCAGCCTGTAGAGTCAATAATATACCAATTATTACATCGCACGCATTAAGACACACTCATTGTTCTTATTTACTAGCAAAAGGTGTATCTATACATTACATTTCTAAAAGATTAGGTCATAAAAATATAGCAATAACTACATCCGTGTATTCTCATTTGTTAGAAGAAAAATTTAATGAAGAGGACAAAAAAACAACTAAAATTTTAGAAAGTATGTAATTTAGGGACCCATTAGGGACTCCAAACCCAATAAATACTGTTGTTACAAGGTTTCTATGTATCCAAACTGGGGGCAATATAAACGCGCTGATTTAATCGGACAATCTTCTTATATTAAAAATAATGATGTCGTAATATTCAATGAAGCATTTGATAATGGTGCATCAGACAAATTATTAAGTAATGTGAAAAAAGAATATCCTTATCAAACACCTGTACTCGGCCGTTCTCAATCAGGGTGGGACAAAACTGAAGGTAGCTACTCATCAACTGTTGCAGAAGATGGTGGCGTAGCGATTGTAAGTAAATATCCTATTAAAGAAAAAATCCAGCATGTTTTCAAAAGCGGTTGTGGATTCGATAATGATAGCAACAAAGGCTTTGTTTATACAAAAATAGAGAAAAATGGTAAGAACGTTCACGTTATCGGTACACATACACAATCTGAAGATTCACGTTGTGGTGCTGGACATGATCGAAAAATTAGAGCTGAACAAATGAAAGAAATCAGTGACTTTGTTAAAAAGAAAAATATCCCTAAAGATGAAACGGTATATATAGGTGGCGACCTTAATGTCAATAAAGGCACTCCAGAGTTCAAAGATATGCTTAAAAACTTGAATGTAAATGATGTTCTATATGCAGGTCATAATAGCACATGGGACCCTCAATCAAATTCAATTGCGAAATATAATTACCCTAATGGTAAACCAGAACATTTAGACTATATATTTACAGATAAAGATCATAAACAACCAAAACAATTAGTCAATGAAGTTGTGACTGAAAAACCTAAGCCATGGGATGTATATGCGTTCCCATATTACTACGTTTACAATGATTTTTCAGATCATTACCCAATCAAAGCCTATAGTAAATAG